GACCAAGTGCTTTACGGTGTGGTCGGTTGGGATGCTACAAATAATCAATCTGTTTTTATACGCAGGGCATGGCCTTCTGACCTTGGTACTGCGCCAACAGACGCACAACTTACGGAGTGGATGAATGAATGACAAAAAGACCCGGAAAAATAGTATATCAACCGCCTGAAAAATCGTTTACCCATGTAAACATTGAAGAAACACCACATGGCTACAAGATATACAGGCCGGGTGCAGATAGACCTTTTACAGTGATTCCGTTATCG